ATTACAAAACGCTCTTTCATTTAATTATTATGCTAATACTGAAATGTATGATGAAAGGTCAATTCCTACTGATACAACTAAATTAACAGCAGTTTTAAATGGTGATACCGGTTTAAGTTCAAATCTAAGAACTTTACAAAACTTAGCTAATCAAACTAATAACCAAAACTTGGCTAGTAATCAGGCGACAAATCAAAACCCAACCGATGGGGGTAATTTTATTGGAAATGTGTCTGAGTCAACAAACACAAATGGTGTGTTAACAGGAACTATACAATATAAGAATTTAGTTGACTCAACTGTTGATAACAGTCAAAATTACATGAATTTAGTTGAAAGTTTTATTACAAGTGTAACTAAAGAATATAATTATGGTGTTTTAACTCAGATATATAATGAAAGACTATTTAACAATGGAACTTTCAATTCCTTACAAGGACCTGTCTCAGACGTAAAAATTTTGGGTAAATTTAATAATTACTCAAATTATATTACAAGTGTAATGTCAGCATTAATTACTGAGATTGATAATGGTACAGATATATTAACTGTTTATTTGTTATCTAAGAATGTTCCGCAAAATGAAATTAGAATAGTTCAATCAAATTTTAAAGCAGCTTGTCAAAATAGAAAGAATACAATATTACAAGGTATTGGTAGTAAAATACAATCAATAACTAATCAACAGTCTGAGATATATCAAATTTTTAGAAGAATGGATTTAGTTTGTGATTCTACAGATGGTAAGTTAAATTCAAATGGTTCTATATTTGCATTAACTAATACTGGTGAACCTTACGGAACATCGGATACCTTAACGGATATTAGAACTGATTATACACAAATAGCTAATGATTTCAAAAGTTATTACTCTTTATTGTTATCTAATAATATAATTATTGAACCAGCGGTTTCAACATTGTATTTCACACCTTTCACTAGTTATAGTTCAACAGGTGGATTAAATTTATTCTTCACATTATTCTCAAACGATTTTACAGATAATCAATCTATTGAAAATTTAAAGAATTTTTTAACACAAAACTATACACCTGTAAATGAAAACACAAAAACAAAAGTTTTAACATATTTGAGTTCTATTTCACAATCAATTATTGATGAGAAAAACGCTCAAACAACATATGTAAATAATTTCTTTACAGGTCAAAGTTATTTGATTTATAAAAATTATAATCCACAAGTTGATGGTGTTAGTGTGAAAGGAAGGGATAGAGATTTTACATTTACTTCAGCAGGTTCAACATCAAATCAACAAACTAATGTTTCCAACATTTATAAAAATGTTAATATTGATAATAATCAATCAACATACAACGGAAAAAAATATTTTAACTAATGGCTAACGAATATTTAAATAGATACCAATTCTTTACGGCAAACGACCAACAAAATACTATTCCGTATATTAATATTCCTTTGAAAAATTCCGATAAAAAATACATTTATAAACTTGGAGTTTCTCGTTTAGATAAAATATCCCAACTGTATTATGACACGCCTTATTTTGGTTGGCTTATTTTACAATCAAACTCACAGTATGGTGGTTCAGAATTAAACATTCCTGACAATGCCGTTCTTAACATACCCTTCCCTTTAACATCTTCTTTATTAGATTATAAATCAGCTTTAGAGCGTTATTTCTATTATTATGGCGAACAATAATATTTTTATTGAAAAAGATGTAAATAATATCTTCATAGTTAATCCTAATAAAGTTACCAACCAATTTGGTAACGCTGAAGATAGGAATGTTCCTATGGAAGATTTGGTTTATTATGTCAATTTAGACTGTGACATTAAACCAAGAAGTAGATTAATTGGTGGAGTAAAAGGGAATGATAAAACAACTCAAACTACAACTCAAACTACAACTCAAATTGCTTACGGTAAAATTAATTTTTTAAAACCTAACGACCAAGATTATTTAACAACAAAATGGACTCAATTACAAACTGATGTAAATGACCCTAATACTATTAATGGTGAATTATTAGGGTTAAAAACCGTAACATATAAAGTTAATGCATCCTTTGTCCCAACGATAACGATAACTTTAGAAGATTCAAAAGGTAGAGCTTTAATGGAGAGTGGAGACAACTCTCTTTATTCGGCATTTTTTAATTTACCATACCCAACTTTTCATTTAACTATTAAAGGTTATTATGGTAAGGCAATTAGATACCCTATAATACTACAAAAATTTAATTCATCATTTAACTCAACTACTGGTAATTTTGAGTTGACGTTAAATTTTATTGCGTATCAATTCAATGTGTTAACCGATATTACAATGGCGTCTCTTTTTGCGGTGCCTCAGATGTATTTGAAAAGAACAACAACAAATATTCCTTTACAAGCGTCAAACGGTCAAACTGCGGCTAAAGAACAATTATCACCACAAACACAGACTACTAATGAATACATCCAACAGAAAGGGATGGATAAATTAAAGGAAGTTTATAAAAAATATAAAACAAGAAATTTAATTGACCAAAATGTTCCTGAATTAACAATACAAGAACTTATAACAAAATTAGATAATTTTATTAATTATAGTTTAGAACAATTTGGTCAAGTTTCATTATCAGCGTTAAATGATGTTAAAGAATATTCCGATATAATAACGGACTATAGAAAGGCAATTTACACTGGTAGGGGAACATCATGGTTTGACGTTTACTTATCAAGAACAAAATTTTTTATTAAAAATGGTGATGTAAATGAGAACCAACAGATAGAGCCTAATGAAATAAAGTTTTATACATTTTCAGATACTAAAGGTTCATCTGAAATTTTAACAGATAATGATACTGTTAATACTAGAAAAATTGATGGATTTAAGGAATTAGGGCCATTAATTGAAAGTTTTAATGAAAAATTATTAAACAACGCAACTTTTGGTAAAAACGGAAAATATCCAATAACTGTAAATATAAAATTAGAAAATGTTGCAATTACATTACCAAATTCACCTAATTACAAAAAAACTTATAAATTAAGAAATCCTACTGTTAATGATGTTACTGACGAAAACATAAAATCAATTGAAAACGAAATAGAGAGATTACACAGTATAAATGACCCATTGAGTAGTGCTGAATTAAAATATTATTATTTTGATTTTGATTCACCAAATCAATTTAATGACCTATTAAATAAAATACAAGATAGTTTACAAGACGCTTCACAAAAAATTGAAAAAGAGTTAACTGATGAATTATCTAAATTTATTGCATCTGCGACTGGTTTAGGATTTGTTCCGTCTTTAAAAAATATTATGGGGGTTATTTTAGCGTCAGCTGAAGCGTTTTTACTTTTAATGGATGATGTTCATGTTGCAGCATACCAAGTTAGAAATAATAAAAAGAAACAAACATCTGTTGGGAATGTTGACATTAAAGGACTCCCTGATTCACCAGTTTATCCATGGCCATTATATACCAGAGTAAAAGAGTGTAATAAATATGAGATTAAGTATCCTGGGGATAATGATGTAATTAATGATACAAGAGCATATGATTATGAAATATGGCCTGAAGTAGAATTTGTTGAAGAGTTTTTAAAGGGTTACATGCAAAGACAAACACCACCATCTCCAGTTAGTCCTTTAGAACCAACAAGTGAGGTTAAAAGAATAATGGTCTCAGCTTTTGATACGATACCTACAAATATACCATACTCAAATTTAGAAGAGGTTAGTTTCTTTTATGAATTTTATGAAAGATTAATATCATTAGTTGAATACAACGGATTTTTAAGAAAAAAATTAGCAGACTCTGAATATAGCCAACAACTTATTAATTATTTGTCAGATTCCGAAGGAACAAATATTGTTAATTCTATATTAACTTCTTCACCAAGTTTAGTTTCTAAATTTACAAATACACCATTTACGGATAATGGAACATTTCAGGTGTATTTAAAATCAATATCTAATAATGGTACTGGTTTATTTTGGAATAATAAAGAAGCTGGTATTTTTAATACAACGTATTTAAAAGAAAAAATAATAGACACACCAAGTGAGATTTTAATTTCAGATTTACCGTCTATTAAAATAACTTTAACAAAGACAGAGCCTGATATGACAAAATATATGTCAAGTTCTGTCCATGACTCCAAAAACATATTTGATTTATTACCGTATAGTAATGAAAATTGGAGAGTAAGCAATCTATCTAATGGTGAATCTGAATTTTCTTTTGAAAATTCTTATAACAAAACTAAAGAGTCGTTATTTTACAATACATATACAAAAAAAATTAGTAATTACCTAACTCCACTTGGATACGGAACAAATAATGAAAAAAATCTTATCAAACCTTTTACCAACTTTAAACCATTTTATAATACAATTACACCACCCATTGATTTAACTTCATTTTATAATGATAGAAAACCAAAAGATTATATTTTAACTGAAGGTAGAACAAAGTATTCGACAAATGAAGAAACTACCTCAATAATGAATACACCATATTTCATTAATGCTGTTCAACAAGGAATTAATAATTTAAGAAATAATACTCCTTATCCATTTAAAGCTGCCGCATATTTGTTTTTAAATAGTTTACCATTATCAACATTAAGAGAAAAATATTTATCTTTTGAAAATAATGAAAATGTTCATTTAAATTTTATTTCAGCATCTTTAAATAAATTTTCAGGAGTTCATTCATTACCAAAAATATGGGTATGTAAAATTGGTTCTATTTGGCATAGATATAAAAATTATATTTTAAATGATTCAGATATATTAACATCTATATGGACTAATTTTGATGTTTTAAATAATTATTACCCGACATCTAATCCTACTTTAGATTATCTTTATTATTTATCGGGACAAACAGTTGATGGTAATAACTATGAATACAAAATTAAATGTTCGGGTTCTACAGGAACATCTTCGGGTACTTTAAATGAAATAAATTTAGGATTTTACCCAAAAATTATTAATGATTTTTATTACTTGATTTACAATCAAAATTTATTTTTATCATCTGATACTATAACACAGATAACTGAAAAAATTAACACTCAAATTAAATTAGGAAATTTAATATTATTATCACCATCAGACTCGTCCTTTCAAACAGTTAAAACATGGTCAGTTCTAATAAAAAATCCGTTTTTTAAAAATTATTATGTTTTACCTTCTTTTGGATTGGGTAAAAACCAATTACAAAATTTATATTCAAACAATATATCTGCAATAAATACGGACGGGAATTTATTTAATGGGTCAGTTAGATTACTATGGGGAGCACCAAACTACGGTTATTTTAATAATACAAATATAGTTAAACCAACTGTAAGACAACATCTAAAAAAAGTTTATAATGATTTAATAGAACAAGAAAGTTTTGAACTAAGAACTGACAGTGACTATTCTTCGATTGAAGAAATTTTTGGAGTTTTTACAAAAACTGAGTTAGACTTATTTGAATCTGAATTTTTAAGATTTTCCGAAAAGAAAGAAGCCGAATTAAGTCCTATAAACTTTCAAAAGATTTTATTAAATATTACTTCAAACAATTACATTGTATCAGGTTCAAGTGAGAATGATTTAGTTGAGGGAATTCAAAAACTACAATTAAATTCTTTAAATACTCTTTTACCGCCATTAATGACTAATAATACATTATTCAAAAAAGGTAATACAACAGGATTTGATTTACCGACATTTAATTATTTTAGTAATAGTCCAAGTAATCCGAAAATAAATGTTGATTTAGGATACACTGGAAATTTACCACCAGGATTTACTGGTTCAACAATAACTTTACAACAATCACAAGAGCAAAATCCTAAATCGTGGGAGGAGTTACAATTACAAGTTGGGTTCTCAACAATTAATGGGGTTAGTTATACTGACGAAGGTTCTGCTTTAACTGATTTTTTTATTGATTTTAACATTCCTTTTAATGTTGAAAATATACAAAGGTTTACAACCATCATAAAAATGTATGCAAGTTATAAACATACCACAACAATTCAAAATGTTAGTGATTTATTTAAGGGTAAGATTTCAGATGTTTTATTAAATAATGATAATTTATACATCAAATTATTTGAGGGTGTAACTAGTTATGTTAAAAAAAATCTACCTCAAACTGATACAACACAAGTACAGGAAATTGATAGTGTTATACAAGGATTTCAAAGTAAGATTGAACTTTACGACATGTTTAAGGCGGTTAATGATAAATGGGTCTCGGCAAATGACTATAATGAAAAAACTTTATTTGAAGATTTTTTATTTTTAGATAGAGCAAACAGAGACATTGGTGGGGAAATATATTTAGATATTAATTCAATTACTAAGTTTTTAAAAAACACATCACCAAAAACAAATGTGTTTACAATATTAGATTCTATCTTTAAAACACATAATTTCATAACATTCTCAATGCCATCTTATATTAATTTTTATAACAATTACATTCCTTCTAAAAATTCGGAAAACAAACAGGAAGACCCTGATAGTTTTTCTAACAGTTTATTTGGGATTTTTAAAAGTGTTGATTATCAAAAAACCGCAGCTAAATTAGTAAGTATATATACTGAAAAACCTTCAACACAATTAAACAACAAAAGTAAAAATAACGGATATAAAGATGATGGATTAAATATCATGAATGATGGTGACACATTGAGAGAATGTGACACAAGTAAAGTTCAGGATTTTGCGAAGTCTAATAAAGTTGTTGGTTTTGCGGTTGATTTTAATTTACAAAACCAAAGTGTATTTGAAACCATTAACGTGAGTCAAGATTTAGGTAAAGCCACTTCAGAATCTTTAACTGCGGAATTTAATTTGGCAAACGGAACCGCTGGGACTAACTCATCAACTCAGAATGTTAGTTTGTATAACATATATAAAGACAGAAGTTATTCATGTTCTGTTGATGGTTTTGGTAATGCTATGATACAACCAACCATGTATTTTGTTTTAAGAAATGTTCCATTATTTGCGGGTTCATATTATATAACTGAAGTTACTCATACTATTAGCACAGAAAGTTTTAAAACTTCTTTTACGGGTACAAGACAAAATAAATATACTTTACCTAAAGTTGAGAATACGTTCCAAACATTAAAAACTGAATTATTAAAAACTTTAAATAAAAATTACAATAACAAAATTGCTAGTAACGCTTCATTATCACAAAATAAAAATAACATAAGTGCTCAAATAACTAATGGTATTAAAAATAATGATAAAGTTGCTAATGTTGGTACCTGTTCCTCGATGTTATTTGCGGATTATCAAACATATGTTTCATTAAATACTCCAATAATTGCACATAACCCTGATGATGTTATTGGTGGGGTTCTTGATTCAACAACAACAACAACTGAATTCTTTACAACTTATTTTATATTTAAAATTGCTTCATATGTTAAAGATGAATCAAATAATTCTTCGTTTAACGCAACCTCATTTAATTTTGCGGATATTACTTTAGATATACCATATAAGGGAGATTTATCTACTTTATTTTTACCAAACTTTGTTTGTGTTGCCCAAAGTGATAAAACAACAAAACCATATGCAGTTTTTAATAATATTTTTGATTGTATTACATTAGTTAAATTAAGATATACGGAATATTTTAAAGAAATATTTGATGATAGTATAACAATTAATCAAACTATTACTGATTTTAATCAAAAAAACGATATCCAAAAATTAGAGTTCAAAGAACAATTCGCAAAGATTTGGATAGAATATTTTCCTTACAATAAAGTAAAAGAATATCCTAGTATTTTTAAAGATTATAAAGAAAATAACCCAACTGAGTATAAAGAATTATTAGATAAAATCGAGTTTCAGCTTTAACATATATTTATAATAAAAAACTACTATGGACACAAAAAAAGTTTTAGATAATTATTTAGGTAAAAACACACGTATTACCGAAAAAGAAATTGGTAATGGATTTAAAGAAGTCTGCGATTTAGACACTGGAGATTGTTATTCAATTAGAATGAAAGATGGTTTAATTGAAAGAGTCGATAACACTTTAAGAACAAACAGAAAAATAAACGTTGAAACAATACAAGGTTTCAAGCAACTATTAAACGGTTAAAAAAATGTCAGGAATAGATAAAACAATTTTAGAGGAAATATCAAGATATAAGAATATAAATAATTATATCTTTGAACAAGATGCTACGGCTCCAGCACCTGAAGGTGATGTTCCTCCAGCACCTGACGCAGGAGCTTTACCTCCATCACCCGATGCTGGTATGGCGACAACACCACCGCCAACTGCAGAACCTATTGATGTAGCATCAGACCCTGATGTTGAAAAGGTAGGTGAAGAAGAAAATGAGTCTGAAGAACTTGAAATTACTGATTTGGTAAATTCTCAAAAAAATATTGAAACAAAACAAGAAGAGTATTTTAATAATCTTTTTAATCAGTTAAATGGTTTAGAAAGTAAATTGAAAGACATGGAAGGTATTTTTACAAAGTTAAACGACATTGAAGCTAAGATTGAAAAATACAGAGAAAAAACTCCACAAGAAAAACTTGAATTAAGAAGTTTAGACTCAGGACCGTTCAATCAAAAACTATCTGATTTCTTTGTAGATAAAGAACAAGAAATGGAAAAATCAGGAAAAAATGAATATATTTTAACTACTGATGAAGTTGAAAGTTTTACACCTTCAGAAATTAAAACGACATTTAACGATTTTGGAGACGAAACACAAAACAAACCTTTGAAATTCTAAATTTCGAATTTGACTATCACGGCTGACACACTTATACTTGAATATTAACTAATAAATTATACACACAAAATGGCGACAAATTCCCTAGACGCTGTACTCGCACAGTATGAAAAAGCGAAAAGTGGAGGTAACTCTGCAAACAAAATGTCTCAAGAAGACAGAATGAAAAAATATTTTGCAGCAATCTTGATGCAAAATGAGAACTCAGGACAGAAACGTCTTCGTATTCTACCTACACCTGACGGGTCATCACCCTTCAAAGAAGTATGGTATCACGAAGTACAAGTTGAGGGTAAATGGAATAAAATCTATGACCCAGGAAAGAACGACAACGAGCGTTCACCTTTGACTGAAATTCATGACGAATTAATGTCAACAGGAAAAGAATCTGATAAAGAACTTGCAAAGGCGTATAAGCCACGTAAATTCTATATCGTTAAAGTAGTTGACCGTGATAACGAAGCGGACGGAGTTAAGTTCTGGCGTTTTAAACACAATTACAAAAACGAAGGTATCCTTGACAAAATCATTCCGATTTGGAAAGCTAAAGGTGATATCACTGACCCTGTTAATGGTCGTGACCTTATCATAGAATTGACAAAGGCTAAGACACCAAAAGGTGCTACTTACACAGTTATTCAGACTGTTATGCATGACGACCCAACACCTGTTCACGCAGATGCTGAGACGGCTAAGGCTTGGACTGAAGACCCACTTACGTGGATGGATGTTTACTCTAAGAAACCTGTTGAGTATTTGGAAGCAATTGCTCGTGGAGAAACACCAAGATGGTCATCTGATTTAGGTAAATACGTTTATGGTGATAGTTCATCTGACGAAGGCACTATCGGTGGTTCATATGTTGACCCACAGGCTGAAGCAGAGCCAGATGGTGATTTACCATTCTAATTCATAAAAGGGTAGGTACAAGTATATACAAAGTGCCTACCCTTTGTTATTTTTAAACACAAACAAATTAAATCATAGACATTTATGGCAATAAAGAAAAAAGAATTCTCATTAGATGCAATCAAAGACAAATATTCCACCAAGACAAAATATAAAGAAACAGACTTTTATGAGGTCGGTGAAGCTTTCCATAATAGTTGCGGTTTACCTGGTCCTGCTTTGGGTAACATCAACATGTTCTTGGGTCACTCAAACTCTTCAAAAACGACCGCGCTTGTCAAAGCCGCTGTGTCTGTACAGAAGAAGGGGCATTTGCCTGTTTTTATTATCACCGAGAAAAAATGGAGTTGGGACCACGCAGTAGAACTTGGTCTTGAAGCTAAAATGGTTGATGGTGAATGGGATGGTCAGTTTATCTTTAATGATAACTTTGACTATATTGAACAAGTTACCGATTACATTAACGAACTATTAGACGAACAAGAAAAAGGTAATATTCCTTATTCTCTTTGTTTCCTTTGGGATTCAGTTGGTTCAGTTCCTTGTAAGATGACCTTTGACGGTAAGGGTGGAAAACAACATAACGCATCTGTATTGGCGGATAAGATTGGTATGGGTATTCAAGCTCGTATTACCAAATCTCGTAAAGAAGATTTCCCATATACAAACACGATGGTAGTAGTTAATCAACCTTGGGTTGAATTACCTGATAATCCATTTGGACAACCAACAATTAAAGCAAAAGGTGGTGAAGCTCTTTGGTTGGCATCAGCTCTTGTATTTTTGTTTGGTAATCAGAAAAACGCTGGTATTAACCACATTACAGCAACTAAAAATGGTAGAACGGTATCTTACGCTATCAGAACAAAAATATCTGTCCTAAAGAATCATATCAATGGATTAGGATATAAAGATGGTAAGATTATCGCAACTGCTCAAGGATATATTGCTGACGATAAAGACGCTCTTGAAACATACAAAAAAGAGTATTCACAATATTGGAATGCAATACTTACAGGGACCGGTGAAATAACTCTTGACGAGACTGAAGAAACTTTTACAAACGAACAATTTTAATTTTAGTTCGTGAAAAAAACACTACTTATTGACGGAAACAATCTGATGAAAATTGGGTTTCATGGTGTGAAGGATTACTTCCACAATGGAGAACACATTGGGGCTTTGTATCATTTTATGAATACACTTCGTAAATTTATTAACGAACAAAACTTTGACAAGGTAGTAGTATTTTGGGATGGTGAAGATTCCACGAGTTTACGTGGAATTCTTTACCCCAAATACAAACAAAACCGACGATTGGTTATGGAGGACGCTATCTTTATGTCCTACCTAAAACAAAAAAATCGTATCAAACAATATTTGGAAGAAGTCTATATAAGACAATTAGAGATTAGTGGAAGAGAGGCCGATGATTTAATTGCTTATTATTGTCAAGTATCTGAAAATGAAGATAAATTAATTTTTTCATCAGACAGAGACTTAACACAACTTATTTCCGAAAATGTATCCATATACTCACCATCAGTTAAAGCTACGTTTAAACACGGGGATAAGATTAAATTTGATGATTTTGAGTTCCCACACTATAACGTAAAAACATTAAAGATATTGACTGGTGATAAATCAGATAATATTGAAGGTATCTATCTTTTGGGTGAAAAAACTTTAGTTAAATTTTTTCCTGAGATACTTGAAAAAGAAGTTTCTTATAACGATATTTTAACAAGAGCTGAAGATTTGTTAAAAGAACAAAAAGACAATCAAACTCTAAAGAATCTTTTAACAGGTAAAACAAAATCAGGTATCTTTGAACAAGAATTTTTCCAAGTTAATGAACAGATTGTTGACTTATCTAATCCTTTATTGAGGGATGAAGACAAAGAAGAAATACAATCAATTGTTACTGAAAAATTAGATATTGAAGGTAGAAGTTACAAAAACTTAATTAAGTATATGGTTGAGGATGGGTTATTCAAATACCTACCAAAAGGTGACGACTCATGGACATACTTCATCCAACCGTTCATGAAGTTAACAAGAAAAGAAAAAACAAAAACAAACAAAAAATAACATAAATTATGAAAGAACAAGACATTACCAAACTGGAATTCTTGATGACGGTAAATAACAATTTTATCGTACAACGTTTTTTTAACGTTAAAGGGTATAACCCAAAGGCTCACAACTCGGCTGAGTTGATTGATTTGATGGATGGTTTTATTTCAGAGTTGAAAGAAAATTTCAAAATGAAAACTGTAAACTATATGTTGGACAATCAATATCAGATTAGTGAAGACCCTGAGGTATTGAACACATCATTCACTGATGGACCTGAGTCGTTTAACATCTATATCAAAAATGGTGATACGACAATGTGTCACTATACGTTTGATGCTAAACTTTATCCACCAAAGGTAAGATACACCGTAGACATACGCCCGTTCCTAAAAGGTATCCTTTTTGGTCTTACTGACGTGTTGTCATCTAGAAATTTAACACACGAATACATGGGTTATCAGCTGGCTCGTTGATATTTATTCTAAAAACAAACATAATATGGCTGACAAAAATTTTGACTATTTGGGAGAGACCTTCCAATTACAACTTCTTAATCAAATGATACTTGATAAGGATTTTTCACACTCAATTATTGAGGTGATGGAATCTACTTATTTTGAAAACAAATACTTTAGATTATTTGTTCAGATGGTAAAAGAATACTATTCAAAGTTTGAACACAGTCCTAGTTTTGAGACAATTCAACAAAAAGCTAAGAGTGAAATTAGTCAGGAGTTATTATTAAAGATAACTCTTGACACTATTTCTGATATACAGAATGTTACCGAAGAGGGTACTCAGTTTGTTCAGGAAAAGGCATTGAAGTTTTGTAAACAACAAGAACTTCAAAAAGTTATGGATAAAGCTAAGAAAATCATTGACCACGGTGAGTTTGAAAACTA